GAAGCATATGATATAACTGTATCTGGGTCATTTACTTTAACAGGAAGTTTAAGATTAAGCGGAAGTTTAATAGGCAATACAACAGGGACATCTTCATATGCAGTATCTTCTTCATATTCTCCATATTCTGAAACTACAGATTACGCTTTAACTTCTAGTTTTAATCAAACTGATATATATACTTTACAATTTAATCATCCTGTAGCTGATTTAGATAGTAGTACCACATATTATGTGGGAATAGGAAATGATATAACTTCCCAATATGTAGGAGTTACAATCCCTGTAGATAGCCAAATTATAGATATATATTTTACTATTACAAACCAAAAAACAGGATCATCTGAAACATCTACTATAGCTTTAATTTCAGATGCTGCCGGAACTTTATGGTCAGATTTAGGAAAATATGATTCTTTAAATTATAGTCTAACAGGACAAGTTAATGCAAATATAAATAAAGGAGATTTTTTATATTTTAGAATAGATACTCCTAATTTTGCTTCAAAACCATTTCAAACAACCCATAATGTAATTTTAACTCTTTTACCATATCAATCATAATGGCAATTTTATCAAATAGTGGAATATCCTCAGGAAGTATAGTTGAAACAACTCATATAACCCAAATTATTGATGCTTTTACAGGAGCTGAAGAATATGATATAACATTATCTGGATCTCTTACATTAACTGGAAGTTTAAATTTTGATATAATTTCTAATAATATTCAAGGAACTTCTTCAACCTCAACTACTTCATCATATTCAATTGCTTCTTTATCTTCATCTTTTGCTAATGTTTCGGGAAATGCTTTAAATGAAACTGTTATTATAACGTTTACACATTCTCCTGTAAATTTAACAGGATCATTAACTTATTTTATTGGGGGAAGCAACATAACAACCTCAGGATCACTTGATCCTACTACAGCCCCAAGTACATCAGCAGGAATGGCTTTTATAGCTAAACATACTTTACAAAAAGTTAGAATAGCTGCTGTAAGTACAACTACTGGTTCTGGTGGATTTAATAGTAGTGTAGCTATAGGAAAAAACTTTGAAAAAGTTTATGATTTTGGAAGTAATGTTACATATAATAGTCGTGTTTCAATAACTAAAGAAAATAATATTAATCTAGAAATAGAAGATGGAGATGTAATAACATTCCAAATCATACCCTCTAATACAGGAACCCCAGCAACTGGAGTAACCCATAATATTCAATTATATTTAGTAACAAATGGCTAATACACTATCAAAAACTGGAATCCAGGATAACAATACTATTAGAGTATGGCATATTACTCAATCTGTTGATGCATTTACGGGTACTAAAGCATATAATATAACATTATCTGGTTCCTTAGCTGTTGTAGGGGATTTAAATTTAAATACTAATCCAACTGGCACATTAATAGGTAATGCTGCTTTTTCTCCTACCTCATCATTTTCACAATATAGTGTTACTTCTAGCATTGCATCAACAGCTAGCATTTCATATGATGTTTTAACATTCCAAATGTATCATCATGAAGCTAACCCTACACAAAATACACTATACTATTTTGCTATTAACCCTTCAGGGTCTGTTTTAACTACTACTACATCAAGTGTAGGAACATTTTTACCTAAAGAATTAAGAATATTAAGTGCTAGTGTAACTTCTTTTGTAAATGGAACTTTAGCTAGTGCCGGAAATTCAACCTATGCTTTACGCCTAGAGGGAACTACTGTTCATTCTTTTACAAACCAATTAAACCACTCTAGTTCATTCCAATATTTTATAGAAAAATTAGATACCGATCAAGTTGATTTTAATGTTAATGATTTAGAATTACCTCTTTATATGGAATGGAGAACACCAACTACTTGGATTACTCCTCCAACTTCCGTATCTCACAATATAGTATTTTATTGCACTAGAAAATATAGTGCCCCTTAATATTTATAAATAATAAAAACAAAACAAAATGGAAACAGTTACAGAAAACAAAGTTTTAAATCAAGAAGAATTACAAACTTTAAAAACTCTTCAAGAAGAAACACAAGCACTAGTTTTAGAGTTTGGAGAAATTGAAATGATTAATCTTCAACTCGAAGAAAGAAAAAACAAAGCAAAATCCTTTTTAAGTGATTTAGCAAAAAAAGAACAAGATTTTACTCAATCGGTATTTGAGAAATATGGGAAATGTAATATTAACCCTCAAACAGGTGAAATTACTCTTATTTCTTAATATGTATAAATAAAAATAATGGCAGAAGAAATATTATTGTCCCCTGGGGTCTTAGCAATAGAAAATGACCAATCATTTATAACTCAACAACCCGTCCAGGCTGGAGCTGCAATCATTGGTCCTACAGTTAAAGGACCAGTAGGAATACCTACAGTAGTAACAACTTATAGTGAGTATTTAAACAAATTTGGTGACATTTTTATAAGCGGTAGTCAAACTTATTCATATTTAACTTCAATTTCTGCTTATAATTATTTTAATAATGGTGGGTCTACATTATTAGTAACCCGAGTAGTTAGTGGATCATTCACACCTGCTACTTCATCTTTAATCCCATCTTCAACAGCTGCTACTTCTGCTTCAGCAAATATTAACTTAACATACATTTCAGCTAGTGTTGCTTCTGTTGGTTCTAGTTCATTTAATGTAAATGGAATTACATTTTTCTTTACAGGTTCCAATGTAGCTAATACTTCTACAGTTGTATACCTTAACACATCATCATTTGCTGCTTCTACTGTTGCTAACTATGTAGCTACTGCTTCTGTTGTATTTACAGTTAGTAGTTCTGTTGCCCCATATAGTGCATCTTTTTTAAATATTTCTTCTAGTACATCTTCACCTAACATAACATTTACATATGTTGGACAAAATGGTTTGCTAGGAAATTCACAATATGTTGTTTCTGGAAGTACTACAACTTTTTTCTCTGGAGGTACAAACACTGAAGCATTTGTATTAGAAACATTATCTGAAGGAGAAATCATGAATAGTACAAGTACCCCAAATGCAGATGGTACTTTACCCTCAGGCTCTGTAGATAATATTAGATGGCAAATAATTTCTCCAAATGTTGCTACTGGAACATTTTCATTAGTGATTAGAAGAGGAGATGATTCAACAAACTCTCCAACAGTATTAGAAACTTGGGGTCCATTATCGTTAGATCCTTTTTCTTCAAATTATATTGAAAAAGCAATCGGAAACCAAGTTGAAAGTGTTACCCAAGATGATGGTGAATACTATGTCCAACTCTCAGGCAATTATCCTAATCTATCTAAATATGTAAGAGTAAAACAAGTAAATACTGCTACTCCAAACTATTTAGATAACACAGGAAACCCAAAACCTCAATATACAGGTTCTATCCCTTATACTTCAAATGGAACTTTTGGAGCAGCTCAAGGAAATATTTTACCTTCAACTGCAGGAACATATTATGAAAATATTGGAGAAACCAACCCACAAGGCATCCCAGTATCAGCATATAATGAATCCATAAATTTATTAGCTAATAAAGATGCTTATAGATTTAACTTAATTACAGTACCTGGATTAGTTTACGGGTACCCCTCTCATGTCTCAGCGTTATCATTATTGATATCTAATTGTCAAAATAACGGGAATGCAATGGCTGTTGTTGATTTAACAGGATATGGAGCTAATATAGCTACTGCTACTCTTAATGCCTCAGGTTTAAATACTTCATATGCTGCTACTTACTGGCCATGGTTAAAAACTTTAGACCCAGGAACAGGCCAACAAGCTTGGGTACCTGCTTCAACTATGATCCCTGGAGTATATATTGCTAGTGATAGTGCTTCAGAACCATGGTTTGCACCTGCTGGTGTTAATAGAGGAGTTATACCTAATGCTATTATGGCTGAAAGATATTTAACTCAAGGTAATAGAGATACGTTGTATGAAGCTAATGTTAATCCAATTGCTACTTTCCCAAATACAGGAGTAACAGTATTTGGGCAAAAAACATTGCAGAAAAAAGCAAGTGCTCTTGATCGTGTAAATGTTCGTCGTTTGTTAATAGAACTTAAAAATTATATTTCTCAAGTAGCGGATACATTAGTATTTGAACAAAATACTATTGCTACACGTAATAACTTTTTGTTACAAGTTAATCCATACTTATCTTCTGTACAACAAAGACAAGGTTTATATAGTTTTAGAGTAGTAATGGATGAAACTAATAATACCCCTCAAGTAATAGATAATAATCAATTAGTAGGTGCTATTTATTTACAACCAACTAAAACGGCTGAATTTATTTATCTGACATTTAATGTATTACCAACTGGAGCTTCTTTTGAATAAAAATAGTTTTTGAATAAAATAATAATATTTATAACAAAACAAAACATTAAATAAAAAATGGCAAACTTTTCAGTATCCCCGGGAGTAACTACAAGTGAAATCGATAACACATTTTTAACAGGTCAACCTGTACAAGCAGGAGCAGCAATTGTTGGACCAACAGTTAAAGGACCTGTTGAAATTCCTACATTAGTTACATCATATGCAGATTATGTAAACCGATTTGGAGATGTTTTAATAAGTGGAAGTAATACTTACTCTTACCTAACATCACTTTCAGCTTATAATTATTTTAATAATGGTGGAACTTCATTAATAGTTGCTCGTGTCGTATCAGGTTCTTATACACCTGCTCAAAGTACAACCGTTACTAATGGATTAGTAGCAACCCCAGGAGCTACAGCTTCTTTTACAATTAATGTATCTACTTCAATTACAGGTAGTTCTACTGGATCTTTTTTTGGAATTAGAATTTCAACAACAGATAATGAGTATTGGGTAGTACCAAACACTAACTTTTCTCAGTATAATACTTTATCTGATATATATTATACTTCAAGTGGTGCTGGAACTAATGCTAACTTTGATAACTATATAGCAGCTGTTGTTAGTACAATTAATGATCCTAATGCAGATTTTGACATGTTAGGTATTACAGCTAGCTACTCTTCTCCTACCCTAACTATTTCAGCAATCTCTCCAGGAACTAATCTTAATGGTGTAGGTATATTTAAAAATGCTTTTGCTGGTACCTCAGGAATTAGTATAGGAACTCTTAGTGGGGGTACTAGTAATATTTCAGCTAATGCTCTTGTTTTAGAAACCCTTTCAGAAGGTGTTATTATGAACAGTTCAAGTTCATTAGCTTCTGATGGTACTTTAGCTTCTGGATCAAAAGATAATGTTCGTTTTGAAATTACAAATGCGAATACAAGTTCAGGAACATTTAACGTTATTGTTCGTAGAGGAGATGATAAAACAAATAGCAAAACAATTCTTGAAACTTGGAACAACGTTAATTTAGATCCAAACTCAAGTAGATTTATCTCAAGAGTAATTGGTGATCAAGTAATTGAATACAATCCAACAACAAATCAAATAGATATTTCTGCAGGTTCATTTACAAACCAATCAAGATATGTACGTGTTAAAACTCTTAACTATTTAACCCCAAATTATCTTGACAACAGTGGAAATCCAGTTTCAGCATATACTGCTTCAATCCCATTAAATGGATCAGGTTCATTTACAGGTGCAACTGGAGATGTAAAAGCAGGAGCTAATTTTTATGATGCAATAAATGCATCTAATACTCAAGGATTAGTAGCTGCTAATTACGATAATATGGTTAACTTGTTGTCAAATAAAGATGATTACCAATTTAACGTTTTATCTACTCCTGGTTTATTTGATGAATATCATACTTCAACAATCTCAACAATTGTTACAAATACTCAATTACGTGGAGATAATCTATATGTTGTAGATACTGTTGGATATAGTGGAGGAATAACCGATGCAATATCTCAAGCTTCAACTCGTGATACTTCATATGCTGCTACTTATTGGCCTTGGGTTCGAGTAATTGACCCAGGAACAGGAAAACAAGTTTGGATTCCAGCTTCAACATTGATTCCAGGAGTTTATGCTTACAATGATAGAGTAGCTGCACCTTGGTTTGCACCAGCAGGTATTAATCGTGGTGGTTTGTCTACAGTATTAAAAGCAAAAGTAAAATTAACTCAAGGAAATAGAGACGAGTTATACGAAAACAATATCAACCCAATTGCTACATTCCCTAAAACTGGAATTTCAGTATTTGGTCAGAAAACATTGCAAAAAGGTGCTTCTGCTCTTGATCGTGTAAATGTTCGTCGTTTAATGATTGAATTGAAATCATATATTACTCAAATTGCAGATACATTAGTGTTTGAACAAAACACAATTGCTACAAGAAATAATTTCTTAAGCCGTGTTAACCCATATTTAGAAGCTATCCAACAAAAACAAGGTTTGTATGCTTTTAGAGTAATCATGGATGAATCAAACAATACCCCAGATGTAATTGACAGAAATCAATTAATTGGTCAAATTTACGTTCAACCATCTCGCACAGCAGAATTTATAGCACTAGACTTTATCTTATTACCTACGGGAGCTCAATTCCCTGGGTAATAAGTTAGAAAAATTAAATACGTATAATTGAATATTAAAACAAAATAACAAATGGCAATCTTAGATCCGAACGAAATATTTTACACTGCGTTTGAACCAAAACAAACCAACCGTTTTATCCTTTATATTGATGGTATTCCTTCATATATGATTAAAGGAATGGGCGCTGTAACATTATCCCAAACTGCAGTTGCTCTTAATCACATCAATATTCAACGTTATGTGAAAGGAAAAACAACTTGGGGAACTATCCAGTTTACATTGTTTGATCCAATCACTCCTTCAGGTGCACAAGCAGTAATGGAATGGGTTCGTTTACACCATGAATCAGTAACAGGTCGTGACGGTTATTCTGATTTCTATAAGAAAGATTTAACTGTTAACATTTTAGGCCCTGTAGGTGATATTGTTTCAGAATGGGTAGTTAAAGGAGCAATGATTACAGAAGCAACATTCGGTGATTTAAACTGGGATGATGACGGAACTGCAGTAAATATTAACATGACTGTACAACCAGACTACTGCGTATTGAACTTCTAATATTTTAGGTTAAATAATAAAAGTAAGAGCTCCAATTTTTATTGGGGCTTTTATTTTTCTTTGGTTATTTAAAATATTTTTTTATATTTAATGTCAAATTTATAGCTATGAAAATTTTTAAAAGTCTTTTATTTACACTATTAACTACTTTTGTTTATAGTCAATACTGCCCCTCTCTAGGCCCAGATCAATTTTTACCATGTGGTATATCATCTACTACTTTAACCGCAGATTTTTCCCAATGTACTCCTGGTAGTAACCCAAATTTAACAACAAATTACGGAGTTACAAATATTCCATATACTGCCCAAAACAATACAGGAACACAGTTATTTATGTCTGATGACTCTCAACAAGGACCATTTAACATTGGATTTACATTTTGTTTCTTTGGACAAACCTATAACCAATTTTGGGTAGGTTCAAATGGATGGATTTCTTTTTCTGCAGGCCAACCAATAACATTTACCTCAGCTACAATACCATCAGGTGCAGCAACAGTTCCTAGAAATTGCATTATGGGACCTTGGCAAGATTGGCATCCTGGTGTAGGTGGACAGATCAGATATCAAGTACAAGGAACAGCACCTTGTCGTAAATTAGTAGTAAGTTGGGTAAACATGCCTATGTTTTCTTGTACAAATTTGCAAGGTAATTTTCATATTGTAATATATGAATCAACAAATATTATAGAAAATTATATTCAAAATAAACCAAATTGTTTAGCTTGGGCTGGAGGAACAGCAGTACAAGGTTTACATAATGCAGCTGGTACAGTTGGTATAACAGTACCTGGTAGAAATTCAACTCAATGGACAGCAAATAACGATGCTTGGAGATATACCCCATCAGGACCAACAGTTTTACCTATACCTACTTGGTATATAGTGGGCAATCCTGTCCCAATAGGACAAGGAACCACAATTACCGTTACCCCACCAACATCTGGAGCAAATTACACGTGTCAATTAGTTTACCCTACGTGTAATGCTGGATGGAACTCATGTAATCCTACTGCTGGACCTGGACCAGATACTGTATTTGTACAACCTGGTCCTCCAAATTTATCTTT